TGGTGTACTACCGCCGGCAGGTGAAGTTGCTTGAAATTCGTTTAACTTGCGCTGTAGTGCGCCAATCCGTCCTGCGTTACTTTTCGCTTGGTGGGACAGCTTGTCATTGTTATCTCGGAGCTTATCGTATTCACTTTTAAGCCCTTCATCGGCATTGGCCCAGATGTCTTCTTCGTCTGACGCCTCTTCCGGATCTTCTATTGCTGCTTCAACCTCTTCAACCTCTTCGGTCTCTTCAGTCTCTTCAGTCTCTGCAACAAACTCTGTGTCTTCTGGCGCTAACTCTGCGCTGGTTGTTTCATCTTCAGTTGAAAACTCATCAAATGCTGAATCAAAATCATCTACTTTTTCGGTACTCATTAGTTACACCCTCGGCGGCAGTTAATAGCGGCCCTGTGTTTACTCATAATTGCCACTGGCGATGTGCAACGGCGAATCCGTTGGCATGGCCAGTAACGCTTTTAAACTACTAATTTCACCTCGGATGAACTGCGTGTCTTCATGGCTCAGTCGAGTCATCTCAAGCAGTTCATGCTTAGCTTCGATTTCACTATTAGCCCACTCAGCTAGATTTATCCATGTGGACGAATGCACATCGACTAGCATTTAAATACCGCTGCCTGTGCGCATCTTCAACGCTTGTTCTTTCTCAAACAGCGTATCTTTGCTTTGGACTTTCATCTTCTCGATGCCAAGCTTGGTGCGCATCTCGCTGACTTTAATGCCCTTATCTGCTGCCATCTTGGCCAAATCTAACTCTCTATCAGAGGCCATCTTCTGTTGATCTAGCTGAAGCTTCTGGGCTTGTGCTTGGATCTGAGCGCCTTTTAGCTGAGCGTCCATCTGCATCTTCTGTGCTTCTAACTCTAGCTTCTGCTGGGCCAGTGGGTCGCCAGCGGGTGCTTGCTGCTGTGCTTGCTGGGCTTGCATCATGGCTTGCTGTTGCGCTTCCATTTGCTTCTGCATATTCTGTGTTTCAAGCTCGATCTCTTCGGTAGACTTCACGATTTCATCGGCTTCAATCTGCATGGATGACACCACTTTGCGGTATAACGCTGCGGTGTTTGTTAAAGGTTCTAGTAATGGTGATGCGGAGATGTTCATCAAGTTCATTAAGTTAACTGCTTGCTGCTCTTTAACTAAGAGGCTGCTTGTACCGCGAGCATCAATGCAGAAGTCACCCTTCACATCTTCTTTCGGATTGAACTGCATATTCCAGTCATACATCCGCTTGATAAATGGACGAGTTACGTCATCATCAAAGTTCTTCACCACACGTCGAAGCATGGTGTTTGCACTATTCATTAGCATCGACATACCACTTGCTGTGTCTGTCGCTGATCCCTGCTCGCCCTGTGCGATCTGGGGTAATGCTGTCTCTTCATCGGCGATCTGTCGTGCGTACTGGAACAAAGCGATTAGCTCAGTCATGTGACTGTTAATCTCAAACGATCCAAACACGTTATTTACACTGCCGTTTTTGTCCGTTAACTCCCACACTTTATGCGGTGTAAGACGCCAGTTGCCATCTGCTGGGCGCACTACCTGACTGTTAATCACAGTTTGTGGGCCTACTGATAACCCTGCGTTGTCCATGAGCATACGCCATGTAGCATTCAATACTTTCTGGCTAGAACGCATTAAGAACGGAATACCTACACCGAATATCGTAGTGTCATCACCTTCCCAGTTGAACACGCAATACGGCATTTCGCCTGTGTCTGCTGGATTGATAACAGCTTTAATAACTCGGTTTTCACTAAACCAGACCACACCGTTGTAGTCAGTGAACACATCGTCTTCATCTACTTCTACACCGGCAGCAATCAGGTCATCTTTGTCTACTGGGCCGTGATACTCCCAAACCTCAAAGCGTCTATTGTCCATTGAACTGATACCAGCCATTGACTGCATCTCTTGCAGATGGGTGGCTGTATGACTGTTGTCAGCGTCTTGCTTTAAGACTTCAGCAATCTGGGTGCGTAGGAATCCCGGCTTGTCTGCTAAGTCTCTAAGCGCTTTCTTGCTCATGTAATGGCGTTGGAAGATAAACTCAGCATCGTCTATGGATCGTGCTTGCATATCTGGGAAGAAGTCCCAAGGATCTACTCGCTCTGCACCGGGCTTTAAGTCTTCTACCATCTCGATGACTTGGGCCACCTGACCTTGATCGTCTACGACCTCTGACCACTTCTGTCGGGTCTTGCCAAGTATGACTGGCCCTTTGAGTACACCAGTACCATATAGCACTGCATCGTGAACCATATCTCGGTTCACAGAGTTATAATTGGTTTCGTTTAACTGGTCTTCGATCTCGTCTTGCATACCATTAGAGCGCTCTCTGGCCTCTTCCAATACGCCTTGTGCTATGTCTCGCTTCTCTACCTGTACGCCCTGATCGGTTACAAATGGGCTACCGTCTTCGTTCTGAACTGGGTCTTCGTCTTTGGCGATCTTGGACAGGTAGGGGACTGGTGTAGGCTGTATGCCCCAGTTCCTGTCATCGGTAGGGAATAAGATGTCTATAAGTCGTGCTTCTGCTGCATTCACCTTGTTGCGGGTGATGTTGACGAACAGTTTACTGCCCCCACTAGCTGCCAGTGTGGCTGCTGTAACCTTGTCGTACTGACCGTTGAACTGGCGTAGATCATCCAGCCATCGCTCGTCAATGCTATAGCGTCGTTGTACTTGATCGTTCGCTTTAGATTGTAGGCGTACACCGAACACTCGCAGACGCTCTGCCATATCGCGCTCAGCCTGTTCAGATTTCTCTGTGACTTCCTGCTCTTGGTAGTATTGATCGAACTCGTTTGCTTCTTGCATTGCTAATAGCCTATAGATGAATCACCGGCAACATACGCTGCCAGTCTCATTCGTGTTTGTTGTAATGCTTGTACGGGTTGTTGTTCCCACAGTTCAGCCGATACAGCGCAATACCTCATTGCATCTGCACAGTGGCTTGTCCAGTCATGCAGGGGCTTAGTCTTGTACGCTTGGCGCTTGTCGTCCCACTCTTTGCGGTAGTTCCGCAGTGACCTGATACCAGCGCTACAGTTCTCTTCATCGAACCATGCTGACCCCAGTAGACGCCTGACTGACTCAATACCGTCGATGATTGGCAGACTGGGTGCTATCTCAAAGTTAATCCCAAGGTTAGCAGCCATCTCTTGGCGACTCTGACCTGTTGACCACTCTCTTACTCGTATGTCGTGGGGCGCTATGTGATGGCCCCATTGGATCCCATGCTCCTGCTTATACTCTGCCAGTGCATCCAGATAGTGCTGGATACCTTCACCGCTGGACTCGTAATAGCTTACAAACCTTACGGACTTGCCTTGCACTTGGAACAGCCAGATAGCCGTGGCGTCTGCAATGCCCAAGTCCCACGCTGTATTGACTGGCAATGCTCTATCTACTGGGATCGTGCTTATCTGCTTATTGATAATATGCTCAGCATAATAAGCACCGTCTTTGTTGGCGTAGCAGTCACCCTCCCAGATGTGAGCATAGAGCGCTGCGTTCTTTTCTTTAAGGTGTAACCTTTCAGCCTCTAAGGTTTCGGGGAACCATGGGTTTTCATCGTAATTAACTTTAACTACAAAAGAGCCTGGGGGCGGTTCAACAACAAAACGCTGATATGTTGCGTCCATTTCATCTAGTGGGTTGAACGATACCCAAATCTCTGAATTATCCTTACGGATCGTAGGGATCAAAGTGTCCCAGCTTGCATTGGTGACACTCTCTGCCTCTTCGATCCATACCCGGTCAATGCCTTCCATCGACTTAACCTTAGAAATGTTAGAGCGCAGCCCCTCAAACAAGAAACGGGAGCCGTTTTTACCCAGTATCTGGGTCTTTTGCACTTCAAAGTGTCCAAGTAAGCCCAGCCGGTCAATGGTATCAACCAAAAGCTGGTGGACTGAGTCGGTAATACTCTTCTGGATCTCACGAGCGCAAAGAATGCGCAACGGTTGCTGATATGCAGCCAGCACCAATAGCATAGCAATCGAGTAACTTTTGCCGGATCCCCTGCCACCGTAGATAATTTTGTACCTATTTGGCTCTAGTAAAGGCTCGAAAGGTTTAGCCAGTGTTAAATCTAAGCTTTTAGCGTTAACCATTGAGTCTTTTAGCTGTGTTGTCGACTATGGCTATATTTATCAAGCTTGGCGGGTTGACTGGGTCAGCGCTTAGCACTTGTTTATCAAGCCCATGCAGTCTAGCCATGCCCATCACCGCAGAAACCGCCGCTGATGGGTTTTTAACAGAGTATGCAAGCTGGCGGTCTTCTCTTAGCTGTTCGGTTAAGCTCTCAATAGTCACCGCGTGAAGCTTTGCTTGCTCTGCTTGAAGTTCGGCCACCCTACCCAATACCGCCCCGTGGTTAAACACGCGCTGAACCTTGGTGCTGATGGCCTTGTCGCTCATATTCGTAGAATAACCGGCCTGTCTATACGCCTCGGTCTTGTTCCCAGTAGCAACAAAGACCTGCGCGGCTGTCTCCCACTGGTGATTCTTTAATTGTCCCATTGTATCTAGTGGCGGCACTTGTGCGGCCCTCCTAAACGACAAAACCCGCCGTAGCGGGTTAT